CATTGAGGCGGTTTCGCCGTTTCTGTCTAAATCTGAATGGGAAGCAAACAACGCGGCGGCTGATGTGCCGCTTGGATCGCCTTGCTGGGCGGGTTTGGATTTATCGGCAAGCCGAGATTTGACCGCGCTGGTTTTGGTTTTTCCAATCGACGATCAGTTTCATGTTGTGCCGCATTTCTTTTTGCCTGCGACTGGCATTAGAGAACGCAGCCAAAGCGAGAAATACCCATATGACACATGGGCGAAGCAAGGTTATCTGACGCTAATTGACGGGCCAGTGATTATTCCAAGCGTGATCGCAATGGCGGTTGCTGAAATATCGCGATTTTATGATCTGCAGTTGTTGTCATATGACCGCTGGCGCATTCACGATTTTCAGCGCGAGTTGGACAATATCGGCGCGCAGATACCAATGGCGTCGTTTGGTCAGGGCTTTAAAGATATGGCCCCGGCGGTTGATAAGGTTGAACGGCTTGTTGCAGAGCGCAAATTGCGTCACGGCGGCAATCCCATTTTAAATATGTGCGCCGCTGGGGCGGTAATTGAGCAAGACCCGGCAGGCAATCGAAAACTGACAAAAAAGAAAAGTTTAAGCCGCATTGATGGCTTGGTCGCTTTGGCGATGGCGCTGGGCTGTATGTCCACAGAGGGCGAGATCGTAATGACGTCGCCTTGGGATGATCCCGATTATCGGCTGGCGGGTTAGGAGACATTTATGGGCATTTTTGACCGATTTATAGGCCAAGAGGCGCGCAGTTTAGAAGATCCGACCGCAAAAAACAGCACAAAAGATTTTTTGAGCGTCATGGGCTGGGGCGATTTTGCCGCTGCGGCTGGCGTCACGGTCAATGTTGATACAGCAATGGGCGTGCCTGCGATTTGGGCGGCTGTGAACTTCATAGGTGGCACGCTGGCAGGATTGCCGCTTCATGTTTATCGCAAAACTGACGCAGGCCGTGAGCGCGTCACAGAAGGATTTGGGGCCACAATCAACACAGCCGTCAATGATGAAATGTCATCGTTTGAATGGCGCAAATATATGTTTGAGCAAGTACTGACCGGCGGTCGGTCAATCACCTACATTGAGCGCGACGAAGGCGGCAATGTGCGTAATCTGCACCCGATTGATCCGAATGGCGTGCTGGTCGAACGCAAGGTTACGTCGCAAGGCTTTCCTGCCAAAACATATCGCTACAATCAGCGGATTTTCAAAGCGCGCGACATCATTGATCTGACGTTTATGGTTAAAGCTAACCAGCTTGACCCAAGAGGACCAATTGCGACCAATAAAGATGCGATTGGAATGGCGATTGCCGCGTCACAATATGGCGCAAAGGCGTTTCAAAGCGGCGGCATTCCACCAGCGGTTTTGCAGGGTCCATTTCAGTCAGGCGCAGCGGCAAGTCGCGCGTCAGAGGATGTTGCAGCGGCTACAGCCAAGCTGGCGAAAGAAGGTCGGCCAATTATGGCGCTGCCTTTGGGTCACGAATTAAAATCTGTCGGATTTTCGCCAGAGCAAATGCAGCTTATCGAATTGCAAAGATTTAGCATTGAGCAGATCGCGCGGATTTACAGTTTGCCGCCAATCTTCTTGCAAGACCTGACCCGCTCAACATTCACAAATTCAGAACAGCAAGATTTGCATTTCGTTAAGCACACTTTGAAGCGGTGGATTGAACAGGCCGAGCAAGAAATGAACTTAAAATTATTCGGTCGCGGGTCGGATCAATATGTTGAATTCAACGTCGATGGATTGCTGCGCGGTGACTTTAAAACACGCATGGAAGCGCACGCAACCAGCATCCAGAACGGCATCAGAACGCCAAATGAGGTGCGCGATCTGGAAAACATGAGCGCGCGGGATGAGGGCAATGACCTGATGATCCAAGGCGCGACTGTTCCAATCAAAAATCAAGTGATCGGAGATCAAGATGAGTAAAGAAATCAGGACGCTTGATACTAGCGTTGAAATCCGAGCCGACGAAGATGGCATTCAAGTCAGCGGATATGCGGCGGTTTTCGATGAGGAAACGAACATAGGCGGTCAGTTTATGGAAAAGATTGCCAGAGGCGCATTCGTTGACGCGGTTGAGCGCGATGACGTTGTGTTTCTGATCAATCATGAAGGTCTGCCATTGGCGCGCACACGGTCAGGCACGTTGACGCTGCGCGAGGACGAACACGGTCTGTATATGGAAAGCAATCTAGATGAAAATGACCCAGATGTGCGCGCGCTGGTGCCAAAAATGAAACGCGGCGATCTGGATAAAATGTCGTTTGCATTTCGTCCAACTCGGCAGTCTTGGGATGACAGCGGCAACATACCGACGCGCACAATCGAAGAGGCGTCACTGTATGACGTCAGCATAGTCACAACGCCTGCATATGACGGAACAGAGATCGGCTTGCGGTCTTTAGAAGCGCACCGAGCAGATCAGCAAATTTCGCACGCTGCAAGGCGGCTGCGGATGAAGTCTAAAATTTAATTAACACACCAGTTTAACCGCGCTTCGGCGCGCTGAAAAACGGCGCTATCCCGCTGTTTGCCTGTTTCCCTGCGGCTTGGGCAACCGCTTCGGAATGAACGTCGTGATGACGTCCAAATCCTTTAAATGGAGGCCCATAGATGGCTAACGCAATCGAATTGCGGGAGAATATGGCGCGTATCGCGACCAATGCCCGTGCGAAACTAGACGAAGTTCAAGACAACACTCCAGAAGATCGTGCCGCAGAGATTGAGCGTGAATTTGACGCCATGATGGTTGATCATGACGCTCTTGGTCAACGCGCCGAGCGCATGGAAAAAGCTGACGCGGCAATCGCTCGGTCTGAAGAAATTGACTATTCCAAGCGCCCACAGTTTGAAGATCGCAGCGCGCCTGCGGTTGATAACGGCGTTTCAATTTCTTACCGCTCTGCATTCTGCGAAATGATCGCAAGCGGTGGTGTTGCCAATATGAGCCTTGAAGCGCGCTCAGTTTTGGAAACAGAAAACCGCGTTCAAACTGCCGGCACAAACAGCGCAGGCGGGTTTACTGTTCCTGTTGAATTGGCTGGGTATATTGAAAAGGCAATGCTGGCGTCAGGTCCAATGTATGATGACGCTTTGTTTACAACCGTAAATACAGCGGCAGGCAACACGTTCAACATCCCGACCATCGATGACACTGCCAAAACTGCGGCTGCGCACACTGAAGGTGGCGCGGTCACAGATGACGGCGGCGAGGATGCAACATTTGCGCAGAAAACTTTAAGCGCATACGCATTTGATACCGAGTGGCTGCGCTGGTCTGCAGAATTAAACACAGACAGTGTGTTGAACATGGAAAGTTTGTTGGGCGAATTGCTTGGTGAGCGCATGGGTCGGACTGCAAACACAGCCTTGACAACTGGTAGCGGTTCAAGCGCAGTCGAAGGCATTGTGACAGGTTCGTCACTTGGCAAAACTGCGGCGGCAACTGCGGCTGTAACTGGCGATGAAATTCTTGATTTGATCCATTCGGTCGATCCATCTTATCGCGCCTCGCCAAACACTGCCATCATGATGAACGACAGCACTTTGTCGGCTGTTCGCAAGTTGAAAGATGGCAACGGAAATTACCTGTGGCAAATGGGAAACTTCCAAGCGGGGGTGCCTAATTCGCTCCTCGGCTACAATGTTGTGATCAACCAAGCGATGGACAGCTTGGCGACCGCGAAAAAGGTCATGATATTTGGCGACATGTCAAAATATTATGTTCGTAAAGTTGGCGCGCCGTCGATCTATGTCGCGCGCGAGCGTTTTGCGCCTGATTTTGGCATCCTTGGTTATATTCGCTTCGATGGTTGCTTGGTTAACACCGCCGCAATCAAGCACATGATCACTGCTTAATTAATATCGGGCGGGGCTATCATGGCCCTGCCCATTCCCTTTTTTGGAAGGTTTTTCAAAATGAAAATTAGAATGTTGACTAGCATGGCGGGTGCCGATTTTTCGCACAACTTTGGCGATGAAATTGAAGTTACCGATGCTGAAGGCAAGCGATATATTGAGGCTGGCATTGCCGAGCCAGTAATCAACGCCACCAAGATTGAACGCGCGGTGAAAAAGGTTGTTAAAAGCAAGGCAACTAAAAAATGACACTGACAGCCCAACACGCGCTTGAGTTGGTCACGCCACCGTTGGCGCAGCCTATATCGTTGGCCGAGGCCAAGTCGCAATTGCGTGTCGAGCATAATGACGATGACACGATCATCTCGCGCCTGATTGGCGTTGCGGTCGCTTATGTTGACGCTGCTGGCGCTCTGGGTGCCTGCATGATGACGCAAACTTGGGGTCAATGGCTGGGGCAAAACCCCGGCACTGTGACGCTATTGCTTGGCCCTGTGCAATCCGTATCTGCAGTCAAATATTATGACGTGAACAACGCGCTGCAGACTGACACGCTGTCGAATTACAATATCCTAGGCACCAAAACGCGCACAATTGTTGCGCCGAAAAATGGTTTTAATTGGCCGACAACATTTCAGCGAGATGACGCAATCCAAATTCAATATGCGTGCGGCTATGGCGGCACGTCCTACAGTGTCCCTCAAAATATCCGACACGCGATGATGATGCTGGTGGCTCACCTGTATGAAAACCGCGAGGCAACGCAGGGCGACAAGCTGATCAGCGTGCCATTTGGCTTTGACGAAATGCTGGGCCAGTCGCGGGGCCATTGGTATGGCTAGAGCGGGATTGCTGCGCGACCGCGTCACATTTCAGCGGCTTGACGCTGGGTCAGACGAATATGGGAACGAATATAACAACTGGTCAGATTTAGCTTCACGGTCTGCAGAGTTGACAGAAAAAACAGGTCAGCGGCAGGTTGAAGGCGGCGCACTGCAAGACGTGGCACGCGCTATTCTGCTATGTCGCTCAGACAGCGTCACAGCGGCAATCACAGCGGCAGATCGCGTAATTGCGCGCGGTATTACTTGGTCAATACAGACGGCCACGCAGGCCGACGCAAAAGGCGAAATGCGCGAGTTTGTTTTAGAAAAAGGCGTGGCGTCGTGAAGGTCACAGGCCAGCGCGCTTTATCAAAGCAACTTAAAAAAATGCCTGACACAGTTCGCGAGGAATTGGAAAAAGTCACGCGCCGATCGACCAGGCGGTATCGCAATTTTGCGCGCAGAATTGCGCCTGAAAAAAGCGGCGAAACGATTGCGGCAATTAGCAGTCACGTCATGGTCAACGACAACGGCGTTTTAGGTTTTGTCAATTTTAATCGCGGAACAAAGGAAAGCGCAGTCAGGCAAGTCAGCATTTCTTATGGCGCGACCCGTGCGTTTAACGGCACAATGCACGGTTACGGATACATTGAAACAACCCGAA